GCGTAAGTGACTCATTACTTATAATATATTATTATACATGATTTCACACGTCACCAGAAGAAATTGTGACTAAAGATTAAAAACCGACGGCAGCGCTCGTCGTCGTAAAAACTCTTTAGTTTAATTTAGACTAGCGCAAGGAGGCAATAATGCCTCGCCGCGATCTGGACCATAGGGCCCCACCGTTCAGCCACCGAACGGATTTTGGTGTGCGTTTTATAAGTAAAACGCACAAAAACCGGCCCTATGGGCCTTCTGTGGCGGAACCAGTTGGTACATCCGTATTGAGGTACCAAACTGGTGATCCGGTAAAAAATGCCAACATGTAATCGTCTGCAGCAGCGCAGAACAGATCAACCATTGGAGCATTTCCAGATCCAGCCGAACCGAGTACTGTCCACTCCATACTACCATAAAAAGGATAGTCCAGAATTTGACTCGGCAAAACTTTGCCTGGGGAGAATCGCACGTTATCATACCAAGGCGACTCGATCTCCAGAGTGGGTTTGACACCCAAGGACGTTACATCTTGTCCGCAAGCTCCACCCGGTAACATGAACAAGGATGTGGCAGCACGGTCATTAGAACTACCACCAGTTCGTGTCGGTAAAGCCAAGCTGGTTCGCAACCAGGCATTGCTCCTAGATGCACTTTGGCGAGTGCACGAAAGAGAACCCGTAACATCTACATCCCAGCCGTGGGCATGAGCTTTCCAGCGAATCCCACCACGTCTACACACAAATCCGGGTGTCAGATAATTGAGTAAGGTATTATTACAATAATTGTAAGGCGTGGGATCCACAGGAGTAGTTGCTCGGTGAATACCAGTAGGAGCAAAACCACGGTAATAAGGATAATCTCGCATTTGCCAATTGAAATACCTCTTACTTCCATCATCAGTGGTCAATGCCATACTGTAATTATATCTTTTCAATATCTGACGAAAAGACACAATGGGATCACCATAATATACAGACTGAGTATTGTCAGAATAATCCAGATGCTTAGCAACAAGTTGTGAGGAGTCCATAATCATAGGAGCATCTTCACTCTTTGTCAAATCAGCATCCGGAGACAAAGCGACTTCTTCAGCCTGAGGTTCGAACACAATACGTTCCTCTTCACTTGACTTATCCCTATCAGCAGATTGAGCCGAAAGTTTGCTATCCTCAGCAAGAAGCATTCCGGCTTCCAAATCGGGAAATGGTGAAAGGAAACGAATGTATTCATCAGTGGGCTCGGCGACTTCAAAATCGTCGCCTGTGGAACAATACACATTAATTTCCACATCATTATTTGGGGTACTATTTGGAGATGTTAAATCGTTGACTACAAATACCGAAAGAATACCATTCATTTGTGATGTAAAACTAGTTGTTCCCATAGTTCCACCAATTTCATACGGTAGAGAAAGTGATGCAAGTTCACGATGACCAACATACGCGGTCTCGTTACCCCATCCAATACTAACTGTAAAATCTCGTTCCTTTGCAAGATCTACAATATAAGTATAATTAGTATTGTACTCTCCGGTCGGATCAGTATAGGGATCATACACAATCTTAATACGACCTTTATGAAAGGCAGATGCCACTACCTGAAACCTAAATTTCATTGTGCCTCGCCAACGTTCAAAAGGTAAGGCAGCATAACAACATGCAGGAAAGTGATATTCAGTCTGGCCGCCTGTCGATAGGACATCATACAATACCGGTGAAACTTCATTTGACCACAATAAAGTCTCAGCAGAATCTGAAATAGCCCAAGGGAAAGTTTTTAAATACGATTCCCTACAAGATATCGACTGAATAGTCATTTCATCGGTACCATCGAGACCACAAACTCGAGAATCAACGCTCGTTTCCTGTTTGGGATCTAGGGTAAATTTGACAGCATTATCTGTATAAACAGTGTTTGACATATTCCCCATAAGGCGTGGAGTAAATGGCTCAATTGCGTCGATGTAATTGGGGCGAGAATAGCCAAACATCTGAGCTATATTAGATACAGTAGATGCAGCCATCTCTGATGCTCTCGCGTAAGGGCCAATAACTGGAACATTACGTAATGATCCAGCAATTTTGGCAATCACTCCAGCAGGTCTAGATACAGGACCCGTTCCATACTCATCAGTAGCTTGAGGCTGATAGATAACTGTGTGTTCGCATTCACATTCATCGCCAGCTTGAGCCGAGATGGAACTAGGATTTGTAGATGTTGGCGTAGATAGGACGACATTCTCAGCCCATACAAATGCGCTAACCGTAACATTATCGGTAGCACCATTTGCGTGTTTAAGAGAATTAATTCCATGAATAATGATTTCTCCCATTCGTTGCCAATCTTGACCTGGAATGTTCAAAGCATTTCGCACCCAACAAAAAGGCAAGTGTAAAGTACCACCTTGCGATTTGGTAGGGTCAAGAAACACCTTCGGTCTCTGACTCGCATTGATAATATCCTGCTGGAAAAAAGCTCTATCACGAGTGATATTATCAAATTGATGCAGAGGGGTATATGATGCTATGGCACGACCATAATGAAAACCGTTACCATTAATCACAAACTTGACCTTAAGTTCACACCTCATCAAATTGTAATTGGAAATACGATTGATGATTCGTGGGTTCTGGAAAAAGTCATTCCAAGGGTTAAAAGTCTCGAAAATATTTGTTCCAACAGCCCAGTTATAGGAACGAACTTTAATAGGTCGGGCAAAAAAGTTTGCTAAATCAGCATCATTAGTATCAGCAGTACCGAATGTAGGATCAGGATTTGAATTGACCATATAATCCCAATGTGCAGTCTGGTCGCTGAAAGAGAGGATTTCCTTTGTAGAATCCAATGCCTCCTCATTAATTGTAACATTGAATCTCCCCGGAGTCTCCGGGGCAGACGGGTTTGTTATTGATGGACCCGTACCACCACTTTGATTAGTAGAATTGTTAGAAAACCCTTTATTTATTCATCTAGAGTGATGGCTCAATCAACTCTGATATAACATATTTATTGAAGTAGCGAACTTCTCCCCTAAATAGGGGTACTCTGAGGGCAGAGTGCTAATGTATGCAAAGCCTAACATAAAATATATAACATGTAAAAATATATACATTGGTATCCATATACACACAGTCCTGTTCAACTATACCTCGATTAAAAGGATCCCCAACGGACATTCGGGGAACAAATCTACCACTTATTCGAATATGGATGACGAATAAGTCGAGGTGATTTACGTGTAGGTTGCGAGACCTGAGGGATGAGCTTCTTGAGCTCTTCCTTCTTAATCTCAACAGGGGGTTTTTGCTTAAGATACTTAACCATGAAAACACCTTCAAGGTCCTCATATGTTAAATGCAATCCTTTACAGCCATGCGCAATATTACACTTCTTTGCGACCTCATTCATCTGAATGCGTCGAAATTCATAAACATCACGCCCATGATAGAACCACTCCCTAAGAGCTCCATCAATATTCATCATGCTTTGTTCCGCGTTAGAAACGGCAGATGATTTTAAAACGGCATGTAGAGACTTGAAAATGGACATTTCGTCTAAAGCACCAGTCCATAAATTTAACCTCTCATTCCAAATATTCCTTCTCTTTAAGAAATCGGCTTCACTATCCAACATGTACTTAGTCGGAACCGACTCTTTATCGGGCATAGTAAACTTCATATCATGATGGGACAGGAATTGGGCAAGAGAAATATGGTTGAAATAATCATGACCAACCCTCACCGAACTCTTTGCATCATCACCATAAGTCATCAAACTACACACAGTCCGGAAGGATGGTGCATGTTGATGAGGACATAAAGCGAAATATCCGCACCTAAAAAGAAGGCAATTGACTATGGAGTTGATATATACTGTAAGATTCTGACCAGATGGATTAGAACCAAACAGCTGAATCAAATCTCCATTAAAAGCAGTAACAGAGTAACAAACATCAGTAGCCAAACCACTCATGACTCTCATGTCGTCTTCTGTAAAATTGCCAGATTCTCTTGCCAATCGACAGAGAATATCAAATGCAGCAAACATCAATTGTGCTAGCATGCGTAAATCATACTTGCTGTAATCACCAGCAAGAATTCTGTCTTCCCCATATTTCTTCATATGATTTACCAACGTATCCCACTCCGGTCCGTGCGCATTTACTCCAACCGCACATTCGGATACCAAGGGAAATATTGAAAGAAAACGGGCTGTAGATAGAAAATACTTTCGAATCAATAGTTGTAAAGCTATTGGAGCACTCTGAAAAACACGTACTTTCTCGCTAGATATTTTAGTTGGCTCATCCTTCAAACAAGCTTTAAAAATGGGATAACAACGTTCCCCAGAAATATATGTTCTCTCCATTCTCTCAGCCTCATTCCAAAACTTACTATCAAGCTCAACAGGATAACTAAAATCCTTATGTTCTGCAGGATCAAGATTGGTTAGGAAATTACTCTTGGGGCCTGACATGGGAAAGCCCACAGAAGTATTGGCAGGCATCTTATCAATAAAGCGCTTACCATCAATTCCACATACTACCTCCATGGGAGTCAATTTGCGAATA